AAAATTTCATTACCTGACCATTACTGTCAGTATCATATGTGTGTCTACTCCAATATTTTTGCTGAAGATTTCTAAGATAACCTTCTGCTTTAGGAGGTGACATATTACCTACATCTACATTGAATACTAACTTCTCAGGTGCTCTTACTAATCTATATATAACAATTGCATCCTCAATGAGAGATAATTGTCTATAAGCTCTTCTAGCATTCTCTAAGTAAGGTAATCTAATTGTCTTATTGTCATTCCAAATACCAGAGTTGATATAAGTAACCTGATTTTTATCCATTGGAATGAGTTGCATATCCTCAACCTTAGTTGGGTTTTGTTCATTAAAAACAGGCTTTCTTAAAAGGTAACCTTGAATAATACTATTTTGAATATTACCAAAAATCGGATCGATAAGTTCAGTAGGTATCTGAACAGTACCTAAAATACCTTCATGAGGATGATCTTTATGAATAATATGCTCCCAATAAACCTCGCCTTCAACTAATAATTGTCTGAAATATTCCCATCCTTTATGCTCTAAATCAAAATAACTAACAAACTTTTGAAATTCGTCTTGTAGTTGTTTTTGCTCATGTGGTTTAAACTCTCTATGAATAAATTGTAGTTTAATTATTTCACCATTAGCGTCTTTGTTAATTACTTCATCACAAATTTCATCAAGAGCATCAGCAACCTCTGCAAAAGCTGCCATTACCCTATAATCACGAATTCTTGCTGCTTTATCCTGTTGGATATTTGCATACATGAACTCCTGAAAGCCTTTGTCCATTGCGATATCACCAACTGCGCTATTATTAATAGGTGTTGATGATGAAATAGATTGTCTCTGTAAAGCATCTTCTCGTCTACTACCTTCGCCTTGAAACAATTTATATTTGGGATTGACGTCATTAAGTGTGTCAACAGTTTGATATGACTGATAAGGAAGTCTGCTTTGCACATACTTCATTAACGAACGTCCGAATGTATTTTTGTTTCCTTGTCCCATATAATGTAATTACGCTAATTGTTTCCAAATATTAACTCTATTAATAGTGCCGTCTCCACCTAATTGACTATTAATTACTGACTGCACTTCATTTAAAAAGGCTGATTGAGCATAATTTGGTCCTGCAGGTGCAGCATCGCGTGTCATAGATAGAAGTAATACTTCACCGTTATAAACTAAAAACCACGGGTTACCACTATCTCCTGAATATAACCCATATGGGAACCATAATGTACGATCTGGTAATAACGTACAAGCTGTACTTAAATTAGTTGTAGTATTTAAGGTAATTCGGTTACCCCCAGATGTTGAACCACAAGACCATGGTAATATTTGGTTATTTAATCCTACAGCAAATGCATTGTCTAAGCATGTTGTTGTTCCAAAAGATCTACCGCCACCGACAATAATAGGGAATGAAAATGCAGGTATGGATTCACCTCCAGAAAAGTTTTTCAGTTCTGCAAATTTATATATTTTAATATCCGGGTCAGTAATAGGAGCAGCTAATTTACCAATAGCAACATCAGTATAATACCCATTTAATACAGAAGTCTGATTAAAATAACATCCCTGTAAACCATCACTGTTCGTTGCAAAACAATCAATTGTAGCTTTTACGCAATTACCATCTGGTTTAATAAAATTGATATTATATCCTGTAATTAACCCTCCATATTGAGAATCTCCGGGTACTTGATTGTGTGGTGTATTGTGAGCAGCTACTAGAAAATGTCGATCGGTAATCATAATGTAATTTGAAAACTCGACATTTAAAGTACATGCTCCGTTTTGATAGAAGTTTGAACTGTTTCCACAACATGTTACAGTTGAAAATGACTCTGCATTTAAACACGTCCAGCATGCTGCGTATGATACACCTGACACATTAACAATATTTCTATTTGGATAGATCCACGAAGATGTATTGATATTACCACCACTACAATTGATATAATTATATGTAAATGAATTAGCTGCGGTGATAGAACTAACTGAATTTAATCCAAAACTACTAAATGTTGTATTTGTGTTATTTACAAATGGTGTATAACAATCTATGTAACCGCTAGTAGGTACTGATGTTGGTGATATTGCTTGAGTTCTAGTTTTTGTTCTTGTTCTGGTTTGTGTATTTGTTCTCGTCTGAGTTGGTGTCGGTGTAGGTGTAGCACAATTAAAAGTCAATGTAGGTGTCTTTGTTCTTGTTGGTGTTTGAGTAGCTGTTCTAGATCTTGTACAAGTAGGTGTTGGTGTTGAATAACCACTTACTGTAGGTGAATTAGATTTAGTTAATGTATAAGTTGCGGTTTGGGTTCTTGTTCTAGATTGGGTAGCCGTCTGTGTTCTTGATCTAGTATATGTTGGTGTATATGTACGAGATGCAGTAACGCCGGGTGTTGGTGTAGGTGTTTGCGTTCTAGATCTTGTATAAGTTGGTGTTTGCGTTCTTGTTCTAGTGCATGTTCTAGTTTGGGTTGCTGAATTCGTTCTCGTTTGAGTTGCGGAAATTGTATTAGTAGCAGTTGCTACTGGTGTACCTGATCTAGTAGGTGTTTGTGTTCTTGTTAAAGTTCTGGTAATTGTAGGTGTAGGTGTATGTGTTTGGGTGTTAGTACGAGTAGACGTAGCAGTAATTGTAAGTGTAGGAGAAAATGTAACAACAGGTGTTATAGTAGGTGTTTTACCTGGTATTCCATGTACATTTGCTTTCGACCAATTAGAACCTACTTGAGGTCCTGGATTAGCACTTCTTATTAAGTCTCTAAATGTAGGTATTCCTGCCACATTATTATTTATCTATAATCTATTAATTTAAAATAAACATTATGCGTTAGTTGGTGTCCTAGATCTTGAAGGTGTTCTAGTTCTAGTAGGAGCTTGAGTACTGGTTTGAGTAGCGGTTCTAGTTACGGTGGGTGTTTGGCTTCTAGTTCTAGTTAATGTAGGTGTTTGCGTGGGTGTTACAGATGAAGTCACTGTGTTTGTAGGTGTTACTGATAAAGTCGGGGTAGGTGTTGGTGTATTAGTAGGTGTTCTCGTTACAGTAGCAGTAACAGAAACAGACTTAGTTTGAGTGGGTGTAAATGTAGGTGTTCTTGTTTGTGTAGGTGTGTTGGTTGTAGTTCTTGTTTGTGTAGGTGTAGCACCTGGTGTATATGTCACTGTAGGTGTTGGTGTAACTGAAACTAAACGCGATTGTATGTAAAACGGGCTATCGTATGTATTATTACCATAACCGTCACCAGGAAAAACTAGATAACCACCAGGGCCAGTTAAAATAAATCTAAAATGACCGGTTGCTAAACCTGATAATGCTCCCAAACCAACCTCTACAGTACTTGAATTTACATCAAAGTAAGGTGTTATACCTAAATCAGATACATCATAACCTGAAAATGCAGGATAAGTTGATGATAATGTTCTTAAATTAGAATATAAATCAACACTGCTTAAATTTGCACTTGAAAGAGAGTCAGATAAAAATGAAGTTTCAGCAGCACTTAGATAAACTTGATAAGTAGATGGTAACCCTAACGTATTACCATTATCACCTATCTTACCTATGTAAGGAGACTTAAAAACAAAAGTTCTTTGAAATTCACTGTAAATTAGTTTATTACTTGAATCACTCTTAACATTAAATTTTTGTCCGAATCTTTTCATTATGATTGGTTTAACTCAAATGCTTCAATTTCATTTTGAGTAGCTGAAACGGTTACTGTTTCGGTTATAGCAGATAACCCTGATAACTGGGTTCTTAAAGTTGGGTAATTATCTAATGTTAATACTGTGCCTGTATTTTCAGTTCCACTAACAGCATAGAAATTAGAATTAACAACGTAAATATTATCAACAGCATTCTGAGCAGCAGGAAATATCCAACCTTTTATAGTAAATGTGGTATCAGCTGTAACTCTAGCTTTATCTGATGCATTTAATTCTAAAGGATAATCTAAATTAATATTACCACTCCATAATACTTCACTTCTTATTTCTTGCTTTTGAGATAAATCAGATAATCCTGCTGGTACTGGCCAGCTTATAATAATATAGGGATTGTTATAAGGAATAAAATTAGATAAGATTTGATCCATATCTAATTGATATCTAGTAATAATAGAGAAATTAATATCTATGTTTACCGGTGTAGGAGCATTATACTTACTACTTACATTTTCATTACCAAAGTAAAAACTATTAACATCGGGTAATTTATTAAAAACTCTTTCATTGTCTCTAGTAATACTAGCTACATTAATAGTAACTACAGGTAATGTAATAGTTTTAGCTTTATTAACTATATCATATAATACGCGTTGTTTAGGAGCGTAAAGATATCTAACAAAAATTCTATCTTTTTGCTCTCGATTCTTATTATATCGACCAATAACTATACTATCAAATGCATTAGCAAATTGTATAATAAGATCTTGTATTTCAAAGTATGTTGACTTCCAACGCATTGAAAATATTTATTCATTTCAACCGCTCAATGAAATGTTCTGGTAGTTTATCTTTATTATCTAGCAGCAGTTTACGAGCTTTACCGTCAATTACATATGTAACTGAGTAATCAGCTTTAGATCTAGTGCATCTACCGGTAGTCTGAATAAATGCACTTAAAGTCTTTTGTTGATACCATTCAGGATCTAATTCAGCCATCTTCTTGATACGTTTATTACCAAGGGGTGGAAATGGTGTTTTAACAATAATCTGGAATCTACCTTTATCACCATTTAAATCGGTACCAAATGTAAGTGATGGTGATACTAATACAGTAGGCTTATCGGTTGTAAAATGATCATCGAGTATTTTTTCATTATTAGCTGATTCTTCTCTAAACAAAAATCTATCACCTTTAAGTTTCTGTTGTAGGTATTTGCATATATCTAATGAATGAGTATGAATAATACCTTTCTCATTAGGATGGTTATCAGCTATAGCTTGACAATACCTAGCAATCTTCGGTAAGTTCTTTTGTAAATTACTATAGTTAAGTTTAGGTTCAGTCATCAAATATATTGGAGACTTATTTGGATCAAATGCAGACGGTGTTTCAATGTATTTGTATCGTTTGATACCTAATGTCTTAGCATATGATGCATGATCTGTGATAGTAGCTGACATTAGAAGAATATTATCCCCATAATCAAATAGACTACTAGATAAATTATTAACCTTCAATGGAGTAAAACTTACACCATTCTTAGTAAAGTCTACAATATACTCACACTTATGCCAAGTTTGCTCAACAGTAGAAAGATTACCATGTAGATTACGCAAGTACTTTAATCTAGCAGCTTCAGGTTGAGACAATGTCATCACTTTATTATTATTTCTACTAGTAAGTGATTCAATTGTTTCGGTAATGTTAAAGATAAGGTTAGTTAACCATCTATACTGAATGTCATACTTATCAGATTTAAGAATAGTATGTTCAACGTTTATAAGATTTAATCTAGTGTAATCAATATGAGCACTAAATCGTCTTACCAATTCATCCTCAAGCTCAGATGCCTCATCACAGATAAGAAAGTTTTTACGTTTAACATGACCAGGTAGACTTAAAAACATTTTGTAATTAAGAACTGAAAACTGACTAGTTAAAGCGTGATTACGATTTGTATAATAGTTGCAACAACCTTTACCCCAGCACTCTTGTTTAAGATTTTTAGTATATGTACAAGGTGCTGTATCGACATCAAATGTATCATCTATATCACAAAGATAATTTTGCTTGCCTTTCAATATATCGATATCATCAAATAATTTCTTATATTGATCTTGAAGCTGTTTTGTAATTGTTAATGCAAATGTACCGAACGATGGTTCAGATAAACAATCAGCTTCATTAGTAAAATTACCTGCAAAGTCTTGAGCGTAAGCAGCATAAGAGTTAATCAGATCTTTAAATGCTGCGGTAGGTCTTGCACTTACATTACCAAGTGTTCTAGGTACAAAGCTTTTACCTGTACCAGTAGGAGCAGAAGCTATAACAAATCTATAACCATCATTGAAAGCTTTTTCAATTTCTTTGATTAGTTTAACTTGAGATTCAGATGGATTATAACCATAAGGAAATTTACTCAGATATTTACTAAACATATATCATGAGTATATCTCATCTACTATAGAATCAAAGTCTGTTTTTTTAGTATTAAGTTGTACGTCTTGAATCTGATGTTCTGCAGCTGCTTTTAAGAAAGAAGGGGATGCATCCTTTAATGTACAAGGACACATTTTATAATGATCTGTTTTTAGATCTTTACCGGTGTAGCCTTTACCTAAACATTTTTTACAATTTGATTTGGGTATGTTAGTAATCTCGAGTTGACCACAATCTAGATTTTTTGTATATTTTTCATCTAGTTCGTATATAACTCCGCTAAAAACGCTAAAATATTTTTTCATACAATTTTCATTACCATCTGAACATCATAAAATTTTGAGTTCTTTTTTGGTTTAAAGTTTTTTGCCTTAACAAATTTAATAGGGTCATTATGAGTAAGAGTATCAAGTCTGTAATCAAAAAGAATGTGTTTTTTATTTGATACTAACTCATAAGGATATGGAATTTCAAATGTTTTTATTCCGCCTTTTTGTATTTCTAATTGAAAGCAAATAAAAAAGTCTTTAATAGAAATATTAATAAGTTTACCTCTTTTAATTACCTTTTCGTTAATTACAAAATTAACGTTATTCAAAAAGAAATTTTTAAAATTTTGTTCAACCTCCTCTATAACTTTGATTATCATGTGTTTTGGAAATTAATTTTTTGTTCTGCAGTCAACGTCTGTAGATTTTCTGTAAAATATTTCCAAAACTCTTCATTAGCAGGAATTGTTCTTACTAAGTCTACTGGTTGACTGCAATTTACTTGCCGATAATTCTGCATAAAAATATCCCATGTAATAATAAGATCTTTTATAGCAGGGTTATAATTTGGTAATCTTGAGGTAGGTCTGTAGTTAAGTGTTAGCTTACCATTTTCACTATTAAGTAGAGTAAAACTATTAGTGCAGAGCATTCGTCTTGTTAATGGCTTACCCTGCACCGGAACACGTCTGTTGAATTTTATTTCACAGACGTTTTCTTTTAAAATAGTTATAAGTTGTCCTCTACTGACTAACATTAGGTTTTACAATTCCAAAAATTCTAGCTTCGTTTAAGAATAACCCTTTCTTAACATTACCTATACCGTCAACGTCGAGGTTATTAATAGGAATACCAAGATTGTTTGGAAACATAACATGGTCGCCAACATTGACATATTCACATTTAGTACCTTTAAGTAATACTTCCCCAATACGCCATGCTTTAGTATCAGCGTTAATTGGAACGAGAATACCGTTACGAATGATAGCAGTACCATCATCGTTAGAGTCTACATAACGAACAAGGATAACATCTTCCATCAATGTAGAAAGGGAATACCCCATCAAGGTTGAATCAAATCCTTGCGTGGGGTCTGATAAGTCGATTAGACTCTTTTTAGGAGCTAATAAGTCAATACTTTTTTCTGCCTGAGACATGTAAAGACTTATTAGCCTTACATATTATTTCAATGCTGATTTAATTTTAGTTATATCTATTTTACCTGAGTCGAGATATTGTTCAACTTCACGTCTAGATATTTCAAAACGTTTAGCAAGAAACTTTACTATCTCATCGAAGTTATTGATATCTTTTCTTTTCTCTTTCTTGATATAATGAATACGACCAGGCGAACCTTTTGGTAATATTTTAATTAGATAATCATACCACTCTTTCTTTGTATCAAATACGTTGTAATGCTTGTTAGTAGTTTCATTTATAATCTGAGCATACTCAGGAGAGTACATACTCAACCATCTACAAACAATATAAGGAAGAAACTGATCTTCATCCTCAACGTTATCCAAAAGGTTACCCTTCTTAGTAACAATTATATCATTTAGAATTTCAAAGATATTAAGCATTACAATTACTTAATGATAACTTTAGACGTAGCAACGAACATATCATCATTCAATTCATAGAATGCTTTGTTTACTTCACTACAGAAATTATTCACTTGTTCGTCAGTAAAATTAGTACTAAATGCAAACGCAGGAGCCTTCTTACCAGCAACTACATTGATACCAGTATGACCAAGAGCAACACCATCTTTAACATACGTAATACTAACACTTACTTTACCTTCTTGTTGCGTAACACCACCTTGAGTAAATTCTTTCTGCACCATAATATCATCTCCATCCATATAGATAGGGCAATTTAGATATTCAGGCTTAGCTAGAATATTAGCAATACAAGTATTAAGCAATCTTTGATATGCTACTGCACCGAAAGGGTTATCTAGGATAGGAATCTCCCATAGAAAGTTAATTGAGTCATCACTCCAGATAAATTCTTGCTTATCTACATCTTCCTGATCGATCATTCCATCAGCAAGTACTTCCATAGGAGCTCTAAATGATACTAGATTACCAATAGGTAATACTTTATCTTTGAAAAACTTATATGCAAATCTGCTATGAAGAAGATTACCGTCATATTTTTCTACATTAAACATATAGTCATTATATCACCTCTGCAAAGAAGACCAACGTTTATGAGCGGCATTTATTATTTTTTTAGCATCCGATTTACCTAACCATCCATGAATTTTTACTTCTTTGGCTTCTAGGTCTTTATAATGTGAGAAGAAATTAAATGTAGTTGAAACCCAATGTGGGTCTAGATCTTTTAGAGAACGATAATCCTTTACGTGAGAAACAGGTACGGTAATAACCTTATAATCTTTATCACCATTATCATCCATATCTAGAACAGCTATTGGATAAACTTCTACTAGTGTACCAGTTTTGATAGGTACATTATTATAAACACATACATCTAAAGGATCATTATCTAAAGCTAAAGTTTGGGGAACAAATCCGTATGAACAAGTGTATCTCATACTACTATACAGGCATCTACTAAGTCTAAAGATACCTAATTGTTCATCATATTCATACTTAGCGTTTGTATCTTTCTCCACTTCAATTATGGCATTTAATCTTATAGGAGCATCTACACCAATTGGAATATCATTTACTAGATTCATAACTTAGGATACACAATTACAAAACCTTGATGTTTATAAACTTTTTTAAATTCGTGTGTGTTACCAAATTTATCGTATAAAAATGTTAAATCTTTTCCTGGATTAACTTCATCTAATTTTATGTTGTGATTGTGTCTTTCACAATGAGTATTAAAATCGGTAAGATTACCTTGAGTCACATCTTCATATATCCAAAGATCATCACAAATCATTGCATCTTGATATTTACCAACTCTTTCAGATATTAAATTAATTTCATCTTCTAATGGTAGATTTAAATTATAATCCATTTGTTTGATTTCATCATATGTTTTCATATGAGCATCACAACCTGGAAAATGAGCATCTAACCAAAATAAAATATTTTCATTTATTGTAGGTAAAATTTCTTTTAATACATCTGTAGAATGACCAGTAATAATTTCCACATTAGAGTGATTGGCAAACTTCTGTCTTGCTTTCTCAGCCACTTCAGGAATGATTTCAATAGATATAATTTTTTTGAAATTATATTTTAATGCATGTTCTACTCCTTCACCATATAAGGTACCTGTTTCAATAAAAACAGATGCATTATTTTTTTCAATAATTTCGTTCAGATTAAAAATGTTTATATTACCCATATTACCAATTAACTAAGTTCCATTTAATCTTTTTAGGTATATGTTTAATAACATTAAAGTTAGAAGGTACATACCTACTATAAAGATTAAAATTATTTCCTTTACAATTTAATTTTTCCATAAGGTACATAAAGCTTGTATCCACCATATGTATCTCAGAAGCATTTTCTAATACACCACACCAATCAAACAAATTTACCCCTTCATAATAAGCATTATGAATAATTCTTTTATTAGTGTTAACAGGTATAGCGTGTCTTGAAGATGTTGGAGGTGAACCGTAAATTTCACTCACAAAAACGTATTCACTACTTTTATCTAATGATAGTTTTTCAAATAATGCTTCTTCTCTCTCGTAATTTCTTTCAAACTCAAAATAATCTAATGCATCGTCTTCTTTCAAACCGACCATATGATATTTTGCTGACATAATGGTTAGTTTAGGGTAGTAAGTATCAGCAGAATTTATTTCTAAAATAGGAATTTTTTGTTTATAAAGTTCTTCTTCTTTATAATCTTTGATTGAAGTAAAAGTTAACCCAGGGTACTTAATATAATCACCTATATAACTAAAAACGTCATTTACAGGCCAGATTACTTCTTTAGCTTTACCGTCACTTAAAATACGTTTAGCTATTTTAAGACAATAAAAGATATCGCCTATACCTGCAGGTTGTCTTATATAATATTTGTCTACAATCTCATCCATGACGGGTAAAATAAATCTGTTGCATCTACTGATTCACCAAACCAAACTTTAGGACAATAAACGGAAGCTTTATCTTTAACAAGGTAACTAGCCCATGCACTAAAGCTACTATTGGCCATAATAAGTGAATCACAGTGTGAAAGAAGACATAATTCTAACATTTCATTTCCATTAACGTGAATATTAGATTTATCAAATTGAAATTGACTTAAGGTATTAACATCATCAGTACAATATAAGAAAACTGTATTATCTGGGTTAAACTGAGACATTGCACGTTTATAATATTTTTGATCAGGAATAGGAAAGATATCAGGGTTAACTTTATAATCTCCTCCTCTGGTGTGAACACCAACAACGTGCTTTCCTTCTTCTCTAAATTTATCTAATCTTGTGCTAACTTTAAGTGATAAGTCAAGTTTAGTTTCATCATCAAAAAAGGTAATTTTTTCTCTTATATCTTCTAAATGATCTTTAAAGTAAAGATAACTTTGAAAGTAACCATCAATAGCTAACGAATGGGGTATATAAGGAATTTTATTATATCTAAATTCCTTTTCAGTATATGTAAACTCGGGTTTAGATTGTTTCCAAGTAAAGTTTTTATATAATGAATCTTTATAGGTCTTAGGATTTTTGCCTTGCATAGCAGTCCATCCTTTATAATCAGCATTTAAAAAGAATTCAGTATTATTTTCTTTAGCTAAACTATACGCTGCAGCAATTTGATAAAGCTGGTTACCTACACCTCCTTTAAGATTAACCGTAATCATTTACATTTATATAGTCCACTTACTGCTATATTCAATAAGCTGAGTAGCTGTCATTTCATTAACTTTATCTCGTTCAGCTTTATTGTCGAAAAAATGAGGAAGTTGAGCAGAACTTCTTTTAGCTTCTCTATGCTCTATATGAACCATAGGGTTACCTTGCTCTAATTGTGTAAAAGGAAAACCTAATTTAGCAAATCTTAATTTAGTTTCATCATCTTCAAATCCCCAACCTTTAAAGTTAGGGTTAAATCCATTTACTTTATATAAAACTGATTTTTTGCAAACTAAACCACCGCCTGTAGAACCAATATTTTTTAATCTAATATGGTCATTATCAGTCTTTAAAGAATAATCATTATAATCTCCAATGTAAGATTGTAATAAATCAAAGTTTAAATTAGTTTCAAAACTATCAATACTATTAAGCTTTAATCCAAATACATGACCATCATAGGGGTGAATTACTTTATCATTATCTTCATTAATTAACTCAATAGCTTTTTTGAGAGCTTCTGGTTTAAAGATAATATCTACATCATTGAAAATAATATTTTCATATTTAGCAAATTTAAAACCAAAATTATATCCTTGAAGTTTATTATAATGTTCAGTAAGTTCACCTATTACTGTATGAAATATATTTTTATCTTTACAAATGGAAGGTAAACCTAATTTGTTATCTTCAATTGTTCTATATTGTTCTACAAGTATAATTTCAACGTTAGTAAAATTTTTATTAATATAACTTAGTAGTATATTTAAATTTCTTTTTCTATCTTCATGATCATACTGATAAAATACAACAAAAGAAGCGTTAAGATCCATATTATATTTTAATCAAAAAGGAATGGGTAATTTAAATAAATCCAATCTTCAGGAATAGTATACTCTTCTACAAGATTGAAATTCTTTTCAACTGCTTCAATTTTTTCGTTATATAATTCTGGGGTAAGTTTATCTAATATATCTCCAAGTTCATCAATAGTATTGAAATAGATAATACCGTCTTGATCAAAAAACTTATTAACTGATGTTTTATCACCCCAATAAATTGGAATTGTTTTAGTTGCAAAACAATCAACTAACTTCTCTGTCCAATAACCAGGTACAATAGCATTTTCAATAGTAACAGAGAAATAATATCCATTAAGACCGTCTTCTTTCTTTTCAATATAATTCTTTGGGTAACCACCAAAACAATCAATGTTATGTGTGTTTTTAAATCTATCAACAATTTGATGTCTTAATCTATGTCCTAAAGCTTGAGCTTTTACGGAGGCAAAGGTGCTACAAAGTTTAGATTTTTCTTCATTATTGTAATGATGAATCCAACATCTACCGTGAGGGTAATAGAGATAATTTTCTCCTTTATCAATAAGAAGTTGATCGAAAGTTAAAACGTAATCAAAGAGTTTATTATTCTTTTCAATCCAATCATAAACGTGAGGGTGAATACTTCTAGGTTCTAGAATCCAAGCTACTTTTCTTTTTACCCCAGAAGCTTTCACCACATCAGTTAAGCAGAGATCAGTAATAAAGCAAGAAGTACTAACAGGTTCATTAGTTGGAACCCATTCAATGTATTTGTTTACTGCTTTATGACAAGATGACGGGTCATAACTTATAAAATTTTTATCTCTAATATTAACTTTTACCATGTCCAACTTTCTAAATGCTCTTTTAGTTCTTCTTTAGATTTATTTTCAATACTTTGAATTTCTATATGATTGTTGTTATAATCATTTGCATTATTAGGTGATTGAGTTGTAGCTGTTGATTTAGTATGAGGAAAATGATACATTATATCTTCATATCTATTAACTCTTAATATTTGTTTACCTAATATTCTTATACGGCTAATAATTTCACTATCTTCATAACCCCAACCTATAAAATTTTCATTAAAGCCTTTAATTTCATCTACAGCTTCTCTTTTAGCTATTAAACAACCACCGATACTATTATTACTGAGTACGGTAAATTTATCAAACTTTTGTATACCACCCCATCTTCGTTTTTGAACACCGTCTAAATATATACTCTTAAAAAATTTTTCATTAGTATCATTAAAAACTAATTTTTTAAGAGTATCAATTGATTGATTATAGATAAAATCTCTTTTAGCATTGTAATCAAGATAACAACATATTCCGTTGTAAGGTAATCCAAAATCACAATCACCCATACTATTAATGACTTTAATAATTTGTTTAGGGTCTACAACTACATCTAAATCTAAAAAACAAACATACGGTCTTTCTGATTTTTTAAACCCAATATTATAACTTCTACATTTTCTAAAGTTACCATCAGTTTGTTCAAAGATATAATTATCTTCTGACTGTAAAGTTACATAATCAGGTAACAATGATTTTTCTGCATCCTCTACAAATGTAAATTTACTATTAACGGAATTATTTTTAAAGAATGAATAAGTTAAAACTGCATTAATAGCTCGTTCTTGATTATCTATTCTCGTAGCAACTATAAATTCTATATCTGATAAAAAGCTCATTTCGGTTCTAATACTGTGTAAGTCCAGTTATCTTTATCTATCTTAGGATCGGTTACAATCTTTTCTCTAATAATTCTATCAGCGTGATATTTTAAATCACTTTCTTTGTTAGCAAAATCTCTTCTTTTAGGTTCATTATCGTCATGTACTCTTTTTTGCAATATATCTACACCAGCTCTATGATAGAGAAAGTCTCTACCTGGAATATAAATGTCATCAAATGTACATAACCCATCAAATGGGTATAATGAAAACTCACCTTCAGGAAATCCTTGTTGTTGAAAAATAGTGAACTCTATTATTTCTTTATCATAATGACCAATTCTAGTTTTACCAGGTCCCATTAATTTAATTATATTATGAAAATCAAAAGGTTTTTTATTATAAAAAGAAGTAAAAATATTATTGAGAATTTCATTATCAGCGTAACCAGGTTTTGCTTCTTTTGATTTTTCTATAACTCTTTCAAGAATACCAATTGAGTTGGAATTATTTTTCCAAAAACCATGACCAGATTGGCAACTAGGGTGTTTTTCAGTAAGACTTTTATCTAATATAATAGAGTAATTATTATCAATATAATATTCTAACTTTCTAAAAAAGTTCATCACTAGACAATCAGCATCAATCCAAAATACCCAATCATAATTAGGTAAATGTTTTTTAATAAATGGGTATCTAGCAAAGTAGGATTTATCTAAAATTTGATTAGAGTTATCTACATTAGAAGTAAAATAATGGAGGTAATAATTATGTTTTTGACAATATTGGTCTAAAATAGGTAATGATATATCTAACAGATTCTTTTGTTTTTCATCTGCACCTGTTAATACTCCAATCTTCATTACATTTGCCAAGTATTAGAATATAAAAATAAAAGTTTACTGTCTAACTTGTTTACAAGCTTAAGAATATTTTCATTTGTCTTGTAATGAGGATTTGTTTCTCTTTCAGCATCTCTATGATTTAAATGAAACACAGGGCAGAAATCTTTAGTAAGTCTACAAACAATAAATCCCATTTTATTGAAACGATGTAGAGTTTCATTATCTTCATAACCCCAGCCTATAAAGTTAGGGTTAAAACCATTACAATTGAAAATATTTCTCTTCTTAGTAATAAAACCACCACCTGGTGTGCTAGTATGACCGATATGAATTTTATCGTTTTGATAATTTAACTGATTATAATTATTAGCATCAACTTGATCGAGAAGATAATTATAATCCAAGTTGTTAATGAATTCATTTATAACTTTTGGTTTAACACAAACAAAATGACCATCATTAGGTAAAATAACTTTCTTAGTATCTTTAGATAAAATATCTAATGCATCGGTCAAACCTGTAGGTGAGAAAATAACATCAACATCATTAAAAATAATATTTTCATAGAAAGCATTTTTAACACCTTCGTTATATGCTTTCATTTTATTCCAAGTACCGTCAATCTCAGGAACAAATTCATGAAGTACATTTGCGTAAGATGAAAAGTCAATTTTAGATTCTAGATTTTTTTGTTCTTCAACTACTATTTGAAAGTTTTCAAAGTGTTTATGATAGTAATCTAGAACAGTTTTAAGATTTCGTTCTCTGTCTTCAGAATCTTTACGATAAAATATAACAATTGATGCATTTAAATTAATCATTATTTGCTTTGGTCATTACTATATTTTAGATTAAATACTTAAAATGTCAACAGGAAACGACAATTTCATTACGTTAGATAACATTGCCGAAATCCAGGATATCGTAAGTGGTGATTACTTGTTTACTATATCAAATGGTGTTATCTATAAATTAGACTTTCAAAATTTTATTATAACTAAAGCAAATACTGATTTCTTTACGACTTTAGATTCATTGTCTGCACAAGTCGTTTCAAATACACAATCATTATGTGCTATTAATGCATACTTAAATGGTATCAAACCAACGTTAAATAATTCAAATTCAACATACTCTACATTAAATGAATTAAGTGGTAATTGGCAATCAACATACACTACAATTAATACATTAAGTTCTCAAGCATTCTTACCAATTAGTACCGGTTCTAATAATATACAAGCAGGTAGTATGATTTACT